TATATTTCCGATCTATATATCAGTATCAGTACAGAATACTTTTCCACCAGAAGAGGAAAGCGTAGAAACTGCGTTAAGCATGTCATGATCAATGCGGATGATATCTATATATTTGGAGATTCCGCAAAAGACTTGCACCGTGTAATGCGCGGAACCATAAAACACGCGGAAGCAGCGGGCCTTACGATAAAGCCAGGATGGAAGCTGATCGACTGCGGAGGAAACCAAAATTCCCACGTAGATGTGCTGGGATACCGGATTTACAAAGATCATATCACGATGCGCCGCAGAAACTACATTAAAACAAAACGAGCGCTGAGAGAGTCCAGAACATCGAAGAATATAAGAACCGCAAGAAAATTATTGGCTTATGATGGGCTGTTTCTGCACCACACGAACAGCCACAGATTCAGACAAAAGTATCAAACAAGCGGAGATATAAAGGCCGCTAGAAAGGTGGTATCTCATTATGATAAAAGCAAAGTTCGACGCGAAGCAGCCAGAGCTTGCAATGTACCGGGAAGGCAATTCGATGCGGTACATGATTGCTGAAAACGGGAAACAGTACACCGAAAAAGATAGCGAGGGAAACGAGGTAAAAGGATGGGAGTACGACTTTAACGAATTCGCGGAACCCACATCTGTATTGGAACCGGAAAAGGTAAAGGAATCTCCATCAAACTATCTTGGCTATATCCCTACAGGAAAGAAAGAAAATGTACAAAGCAGTGCCAAAGAAAGCACACTTGAACAGAGAATTTCCGACCTTGAGGATATGGCGGCAGCACTTTATGGAGGCGAAGCATGAGCGCAATGATCAGAGTAATGGTAAGAGTTGCAAAAAGGCGTATGGCTGATGGGGAAGATATCGAAACAATACTTGCTGGATGGCCAAAGCTGTCCGAAGAGGAAAAGCAGGAGATACGAGATGCGATATGACAACGAGGAGGAATAAGAATGAATAAAGAAACAATTATTCGCAAAATCACTTCAAGAAAATTTTGGGTAGCTCTTGTTGCATTTGTTACAGCATTGCTTACGGCTTTTCAGGTTCCTGATGCGTCGGCAGCTCAGATTACGTCTATTATCATGGCTTTTGGATCTCTGATTGCTTATATCTTCGCTGAAGGATGGACAGACGCGGCAAATGCAAATGGGACGAATTAAAGTATTTATTTCACAGCCAATGCATGGTTTGAGTGAGGAGTATATCAAAACAGTAAGAGAATTTGCCAAAGAAGATATAGAAGATCAATTCGATGGCAACGCAAAAGTTTTGAATACTCTAATTGAATTTGATTCTCATTCTCCAATTTATAATCTTGGAAAATCAATAGAAATGCTTTCAAAAGCTGACTATGCATATTTTTGCCCTGGATGGCAAGATTACAGAGGATGCAGAATTGAACATCAAATTTGTGTTGACTATGAGATCAAAATAATGAGGGATTAATATATGAGTCAGATAGAAACAGCCATCAAGTGGATGGAAGACACAGCCAATGACGACTCTCATGGATACGATCAGATAAATCGTTGGGGGCCGGATTACGATTGCTCTAGTGCTGTCATCACCGCATGGCAGATGGCTGGAGTTCCGGTTAAGTCCAGAGGTGCCACCTATACTGGCAACATGTACGGAGTTTTCAAGAAATGCGGATTCGAGGATGTAACTTCTTCAGTCAATCTCGCAACCGGCAAAGGACTTAAAAGAGGTGATGTGCTGCTTAACAAGGTTCATCACGTTGCAATGTTCTGTGGCGGAATGAAAGAAGTCGAGGCCTCTATCAATGAAAAAGGGAAGGCTATCGGTGGTCTTAAAGGAGATCAGACTGGAAGAGAGTTCCTTATCAGGCGCTATCGCAACTATCCGTGGAACTGTGTTCTTAGATACAAAGAATCCGCATCACTAAAATCCAAAGAAGTAAGTCAGAAAACAGCAGCCGCTGCCGCAACGCATTTCGAGCCTTCTGCAAAGAATGGAGTCTATTTTGTTGTAGATGACCGAAAAGTTAAGTCGAGCCTTATGCTTCGTACCGATGTAAAGGACAACGCTAACAATAAGATCATCGGAAGACTTCTTCCTGGCGAAAGAGTAACATGGTATGGCTACTACAAACTGGATAATAGCGGAGCAGAATGGGTATACGTAACAAACGGTAAGAAAACAGGTTATTGTGCCAAGGCTTACCTTCGTTGATATTGTGTCATAGAGTCTCATCGTGGGGGCTCTATGACAGATATTTCATTCTTTTTCATTTTTGTTGTATCCGCTTTGCTATAACGCCAAATAAGGCCTCTAGCAGGCTCAAATTCGCGTTTCTATTACATTTAGGCTCATTCTATCGAAACTGATTCCTATGCGCATTTTGAGGCCTTTATGCGCGTAATTTGGGCATTCTCTCTTCGCAATAATTTCATGCCTGTTAATGAAGAGGAGGGAACCACTATGACTACTATGTTATTAATCGCAGCATTAGCTGATTTACTTGTGCTGTATAGAGCATTAGGCTAATGGTTTTATAAACTAAAAGGTTAAGCGTCGAATTCACGGCGTTTAATCTTTTTATTTTTATAAGGAGGACAATATGAAAGTAGAAATTAAGGATGGACAAATTGTTGGATATTCACGAATCGGGAAATGGGCAAATCGAAACAACATTTCCTATAAAGTTTTGTCGAGAATGATCCATAATGGAGAGATCAGCAAAGACAATTACTTTGAGCTAGAAGGACTTATATTTATAAAAGATTCTCTGACATTGCCAAAGGAGTTATGTATCCAGCGCAATAATGAAGGACCTAAAAGTATTCTTGTTGAGAATCTTCACAAGCCATGCTCAAAAGAACAAATGATGGATGAAATGGAACAGGCTCTTGGAAAAGATCGCCTTGCCACTAGAGTGCTGAATGCAATTCAGTGCTCAGACAAAATTAATAGTTATACAGATCTTGCCTGGTGGATTAATAATTGTTGGGTAGAGAAATATAGTTCTTCCGAAACATTCCATCAACCAGTTAGAAAATATATTTATGGTATTGGAAAAAGGAGTTGGTTGCTATTAGCTCGCAAAATTTTCAACTATCATAATGAAGAAGTTATATGATCATATCTAAAATCATATCTAACATCATATCTAAAAGAGTCTTGGAATAAATAATTCTGAGGCTCTTTTCTTTTATAATTTCATTCCTCTTAATGAGAAGGAAGAGATAATATGAAAGGAGATGTTATGTTAAGAAAACTTTTATATGTGATAGCTACTATTTTAGGAGTCATTGTATGTGCAGTAATAGCAAATGTGATCGTAGATTCGCTTAGTGCATCACAATATGTAGATATGGGAAGTATATTATGCATTATTGGGATAGCAGTGTATGGCATTTACGATATAGCACTTGTTATCAGAGATACAGATATACTAAATTGGTTATTTAGGAAGTTTTGGAAGAGATAACGTCATTAAATGCATCTCTTCCTTTTCATTTTTCTTTTTTACAAAGGAGGACTCAAAATGGATATTTGTGGAAATCTTGTATTTACAGTCGATACAAAGATTAATGATCTTAGCAAATGGGAGAAGGTTGAGAACATTGCCTTTGAACAAATCTACCATTACCTCAGAGCAAGAGGATATTCAGATAGTACGTATCATATTACGGATCATCCAGGAGTAATTGCTTTTAGTTTCTCTGCAAGTTCCGTTGAATGCGAAACTCTAGTTAAAGAACTCTCTGAAATTTATCCTAATTTTGAGGTGAAAATGGTATGATTAAGATTATATGTAAGATTATAGGTTTAATATTGTGCGGAATATTATTCTATATAATATTGACGGTGCCAGGTATTCCAATACTGCTAACATCGCTTGGTGGACTGGTGATCGGATGGGTCTCTGCTTTTATAATTTTCAATTGGGGTGAATAATCATGATGCTTTATATTTGTGACAGAAATAACCAGTGTATAAATCCTTGTCGTAATGAATGCTATTATACGACATGCTTTCTGAAGTCTAAGTTATTTAACAATAAAATTAAACCAAAGGACCTGATTACATTTATTAAAGATAAGCGCGGTGATTTTTGGGAAATAGACCAAGATTTTGATCATCATCTTGCAATATCACTAAGAGAAACTCCATTAACATTGATCCACAAAAGTTATGATCAGCTAGCTCAAGACTCTTGTTATGATTGTTACAAAGGAGAAAAATAAAATGCTTCTTACAATTGCAAGATTGGCAGGTTCTGTTGCAACTGGAATAGTTTTGAATTGGCTTATTAATTATTTGAGAATGAGATAGGAGAATCACAAATGAGAGTTATTACAGCACCGGAAACAATTAGTAACATTAAAAGAAACGACATTTTTGTATTTTTAGCTGGCGGAATTACAAATTGCCAAGATTGGAGAAAATCGGTACTTTCGCATCTAAATAAAATGAGAATGACGATCATGTAGTTATATTTAATCCAAGAAGAGAAGGATTTAATGTATTTAATGAAAAAGAAACATTTAAACAAATAAAATGGGAGTTTGACGCAATAAAAGAGTGTAATATTTTTGCAATGTTTTTCTGTGATTCCAAATCTGTACAGCCAATATGCATGTATGAACTTGGTAAACAGTTAGCTTATAATGATTGTGTATATGATAATGCATATAAAAACATGCACATCATTATAGGTGTAGAGGAAGAATACTCTCGTAAAGACGATGTTATTATCCAATCAAATTTAATGGGGTATCCTGTTGATGTTTTACGAGGAAGTAAGGAACAGAGATATGAGGATTTTGCAAATAAAATTATATTCAGAATAAATTCGTTTCATAATAAATTCGTTATCTAAAATGTAAGAGTCTTGGAACCATTTGTTCTGAGGCTCTTTTTTTAAGGAGAATCATTATGCTAACCATTTGTAAGAAACTTGAAGATTTGTGCAATGTTTTCCTGAGAAATGGACAGGAAATGAATGTAATAAATTATATGGTTGTCGTAAATCAGGTCAACTATTTTATAAAACAGATTGGGCTATCAAATGGTGTATCTGCTAGTATTGAAGTCAATACTACAGCACCTGAATATAATGAAATTGTTTTAGCAATAAATATTGATCATTATATGTATTCAATTGCGAGCATCAAAATAGATAACTATTGTGTCGTTTCCAAAGGTATTGATGAAAAAGAATTTGATATTGTTGTTCGTATTCTAGAAAGTAGGATCAAAA